CGGCGACCCGACCACGATGGCGGCTGAGGCGTTTTTCCGGCTCCGGTTCTATCAGCCGACCAATTCCTGGTATCGCATTTCCTGACGAGGCACACATGGCAGTCCAAGCAGCATTCAACCCGGCCTATGGCAGCGGCGTCACGGTGTCGCCAGGCGCGGCATCAGCATCAAGCACTGTTGGCTTTGGCAGCAAGGCTTTGGTCATCACCAATCTGAGCGCATCGGTTACCACCTACGTCCGCGTGGGCGAGGGCTCAGCCACGGCCACGACTGCTGATTACCCTGTCCTGCCTTCGACGCAGATCGTTCTGTCGAAAGCGCAAGACCAGAACGTGGTCGCGTACATCGCCCCGGCTGGTGGCGGGTCGTTGCACATCATGGCCGGTGAGGGGTATTGATGTTTCGGCTGACGCGCTCGACAAGTCGGAGTCGCTTTTTTAAGCAGACTACGGCCACACCGCCACCACCGACGATCAGTGTCCGCGACAGCGCAGGTACTTCGTATACTGTGCCCCTGACAATTTTTGACAGTTCCGGCACCGGGTTCACCGTCTCCAACACTGTGCTGTCCAGTGGCGGCACAGCGTACAACGTCTGAGGTAACACATGGCCGCGTTTGAAGTCATTGCTCTGGACACTGCAACACCTCAGTTGCGTGCGCCTGGGGCAGCGGATACCTATACTTTCCCGCGTGCTGCGGCGTTTAGCGGGGCCATCACCTACGGCGGTGTGACGCTCAGCAACTCTGTGACCGGCACCGGAAGTATGGCGCTGTCCATCTCGCCGTCATTCACAACGCCCACGCTCGGGGCGGCGACGGCTACAAGCATTAACAAGGTTGCGTTCACTGCACCGGCTACGTCTGCCACGCTCACCTTGGCTGACGGTAAGACGTTCACCATCAACAACACGCTGACGTTCTCAGGGACTGATGCGACGACGATGACGTTCCCGTCCACCAGCGCGTCGATTGCGCGGACGGATGCGGCGCAGACCTTTACTGGGACGCAGACCTTTGGTGGGGCTGTGGTGCCTGCGACCAACGTGGTGGACTCGGTGGGCTACACCGGCATGCCTCAGAACGCGCAGAGCGCCAATTACACGCTGGTGGCGGGCGACGCAGGAGATTCCATCGTCCACCCGATCACGGACAACAACGCCCGCACGTTCACCATCCCAGCAAACGGCAGCGTGGCGTTCCCGGTCGGCACCACGATCACGTTCATCAACATGATCAACACCGTGACCATCGCCATCACCACGGACACGATGTACCTCGCCGGAGCGGGAACCACGGGCAGCAGAACGCTGGCGGCTTACGGTGTGGCTACGGCCATCAAGGTCACCAGCACAAGCTGGATCATCTCTGGCAACGGCTTGACATGAGCGGCGTACTGCACGGCGTTGTTGCGTCCCTGAAGGCGGCTGCTGCTGCGGCCACGGATGCGTTCTTTGAGTACGTCACCCTGCTGCTGAACACCAGCGCAACGAACGGCGCTCAGAACAACACGTTCCTTGACAGCAGCACCAACAACTTCAGCATCACCCGCAACGGCGACACCACGCAGGGGTCGTTCAATCCGTACATGCCCAGCGGCTACTGGAGCGGGTATTTTGATGGGACGGGGGATTATTTGACGCTTGGAGGGCAAAGTGAATTTGCTTTTGGCACAGGCGATTTCACAGTTGAGTTTTGGTACTATTTAAACGACACCGGAACGCAGCAAATTGTTTATGACTCTCGTCCTAATGGCGTAAATGGTGCGTATTTAACCGTATATAAAACAAGCGCAAATGTATTTGCAGTTTATGTAAGCAGCGCAAATACAATTACGGGATCAGTTATTATTGCTGCAAATACTTGGTATCACATTGCTGTGTCTCGTAGCGGGACCAGTACAAAATTGTTTGTTAATGGAACTCAAGACGGTTCTACTTATACAGACAGCACGAATTATTTGAACGGCACATCACGGCCTACTATAGGAGCAGACGGGGCTGCAATAGGTGGTTCAGCTATAAACGCCTACCTTTCCAACCTCCGCGTTGTCAAAGGCACCGCCGTCTACACGGCAAACTTCACGCCTTCCACCACCCCGCTGACGGCCATCACGAACACCTCCCTGCTGTGCTTGCAGGACAACCGCTTCAAAGACAACAGCACCAACGCCTTTGCCATCACGCGCAACGGCGACACGCGCAGCAGCAAGTTCGCGCCGTTCAACCCGCCAGCGTCTTACAGCACGGCCTCATATGGAGGCAGTGGGTATTTTGATGGGACGGGGGATTATCTTGCACTGCCGTCGTCAACGAACTTGACGATGAACGCAGACTTTACTTGGGAATTTTGGCTATACCCAAACTCAGTAACTGGATCAGCGCATATTTTGGCGGACGGAGCGCCAAATATGACTATTCAGTTTGACAGTACAAATGGCAATCAAATTATTGTTTTTGATGGAGCAACAAGATTAATAGGTGCTGTAGCAACAAACGTATGGACGCATTTTGCTCTTGTGCGTTCTGGCACAACGGTTCAAGCGTATTTTAACGGTACTGCTGCCGGATCGTCATGGACAAATTCAAGCACTACAATTTTTAACTTGTCTTCTGGATTTGTTGCGGCCAGAGGGACGCCAAGTAACTACTACACGGGGTATATCAGCAACCTCCGCGTTGTCAAAGGCACCGCCGTCTACACAGCCAACTTCACCCCACCGACCACACCCCTTACCGCCATCACCAACACCAGCCTGCTGCTGAACTTCACCAACGCAGGCATCTTTGACGCGGCCACGATCAACGATGGTCAGACCGTGGGCAATGCTCAGGTCAGCACCACGCAGGCAAAGTGGTCTCCGACCAGCATGGCGTTTGACGGGACGGGCGACTATGTGACCGTCATTGACAAGCCAGAACTGCGTCTAGGAACTGGTGACTTCACCATCGAAGGCTGGGTGTACCTCAACGCTACTGGCGTGGCCTACGGGCTGGTGAGCAAGGGCACGGCCACTACGGGTTGGTCGGTCAACGTTACTTCGGGCAACAAGCTGCAGTTCAGCTACACCGCCACGCAACTGACAGGCGCTACCTCTCTGGCATCCGGCACTTGGTACTACTTTGCGGTAGTTCGGTCTGGCACGGCATCAGGCAACCTGCGGGTTATTTTGAACGGATCTACAGACGCCACCAGCGCGGGTGCGGTGAACGACAACTTCAACCAGACGAACGTGCTGTATGTCGGCGCTGACCGCGTGGCTGGTGCGGTGCTGAACGGCTACTTGCAGGATGTCCGCATCACCAACGGATACGCCCGCACGACCTCTACACCCACCGCAGCCTTCCCGACGCTATGACGCTCTACAGCAAAAACGGCTCCATCCCGAAGCCTGAGACGGACGGCACACCCGGCTGGGTGGAGGTGCCTGAGCCTCCTGTGCCTGGACCCGGTGAGGAAACGGTCTGGTGGTGCCCGCCCGGATGGGTGGTGCGGCCTGTGGAGCCCGCGCCCGTTGAGGGCTATGTGTGGAAGTGGAGCCAGAGCGAAACGCAGTGGGTGGACTACCAGTTGCCACCTGAGCCTGGCCCCGCTCCTGGCCCCGCTCCTGGCCCTGCGCCGGCGCCGATGCCCAGCGGCAACGTGACGATTTGAGGCATGATGTCTAAGACACCCGCCTGGACGCGCAAGGAAGGCCAGAACCCCAAGGGCGGCCTGAATGCCAAGGGACGCGCCTCTGCCAAGGCCCAAGGCATGAACTTGAAGCCCCCTGCGCCGAACCCGAAAACCGAGAAGGACGCCGCACGGCGCAAGTCGTTCTGCGCCCGCATGGGTGGAATGCCTGGGCCGATGAAAGACGAGAAGGGCAAGCCTACACGCAAGGCGCTGGCCCTGAAGGCGTGGAACTGCTGACATGCAAATCCCCATCGTCAGCGGCATCTACACCGACAACGGCCCTGACCTGCGCACGGCCTACCCGGTCAACTTCTTCGTCACTCCCAAGGGTTCCGGCATCAGCGATGCCTACCTGCGCCCCGCTGACGGGATCGTGAGCGATGGCACCGGCCCAGGCACTGACCGAGGCGGCATCGAGTGGCGCAACACGCTCTACCGGGTAATGGGCACCAAGCTGGTGAGCATTGCCAGCAATGGCACCGTCACCGAATTGGGCGATGTGGGCGGCCCCGTGGATGAACTGGTCGCGTTCGACTACTCGTTCGACCGCCTAGCCGTCGTGTCGGGCGGCCGGCTCTACTACTGGAACGGCGCCACGCTCACTCAGGTGACGGACCCGGACCTGGGCACGGTGTTGGTCGATGTGGTGTGGGTTGACGGCTATTTCATGGTCACGGACGGCGAGTTCCTGGTGGTCACGGAACTGAGCGACCCGACGCAGGTCAACCCCCTGAAGTACGGATCATCCGAGGTGGACCCTGACCCCGTGGTGGCCCTGCTGAAGCTGCGCAACGAGGTCTATGCGCTGAACCGGCACACCATTGAGGTGTTCGACAACATCGGTGGCGATCTGTTCCCATTCGAGCGCATTGACGGCGCGCAGATCCAGAAGGGCGCCATCGGCACCTTTGCGTGCTGCGTCTTCAACGAGATGATCGCCTTCATGGGCTCCGGCCGAAACGAGGCCCCCGGCGTCTACATGGGCGCCAACGCCACGGCGCAGAAGATCAGCACCGACGAGATTGACCGCCTGTTGCTGACCTACACCGAGTCGCAACTGTCGCGGGTGAAGCTCGAAGCCCGCAACGACAAGAACCACCAGCTTCTGTACGTCCACCTGCCAGACCGCACGGTGGTGTTCGACCTCGCGGCCACGCAGGCGCTGAGCCAGCCGATCTGGACGACACTGACCACCACTCTCACGGGCTTCGCGCAGTACCGGGCGCGCAACTTCGTCTGGGCCTATAACCAATGGTGTATCGGCGACCCGTCGTCATCGGCCATCGGGCACACTGTGGACACGCGCAGCGACCATTGGGGCCAGACGGTGCGCTGGGAGTTCGGCACGATCATCGTCTACAACGCCGGCAGCGGCGCACTGTTCCACGAACTGGAACTTGTGGCGCTCACGGGCCGCGTGGCGCTGGGGCTGGACCCGCAGATCAGCACCAGCTACTCCCTCGATGGCTCGGCCTGGGGCCAGGATCACTACATCCGCGCCGGGGCTATCGGCAACCGCACGAAGCGCTTGGTGTGGCTACGGCAGGGCTCCATGCGCCACTGGCGTATGCAGCGGTTTCGGGGCGACAGTCAGGCGCACCTGTCGTTCGCCCGCCTGGAGGCGCAGATCGAGGCGCTGGCGTACTGATGGCCGCGTCCAAACTCAACCTCACGCGGGATCAACTCGCGTCGTTCCTGCAAGACCATGAGCAGGTGCGG